AGGTCACCGCCCACGGATTCGGCCGGTATCTCGGCTTCGCCTAGCGCCCGGTCGAGGTCCGTATTGTGCTGCGTGAGTTCGGCCTCGTGCGCCTCGTTGTCCTCCTGGATACGGGCCTTCAAATCCTCGTCGTGCTCGGCATCGATCGGTGGGCGTAGCCCGATGCGGTACTGCTTGTCGCCGCGCATTTCGCGATCGGCCATGTCGAGCAGATCGCGGATCGTGGTCTGCGCGGTTCGGCCTTCGATATCGCCGCGATCGAACATGTATTTGCCGTCGATCAGGAATTGCCGGGCGTCGTCCAGCTTGGCGCCCTTCGGCCGGATGAGCATGCCGAAGCCCGGAATGAATTTGTTTTTCGAACCGATGATGCTGCGCAGGTCGCCGACGAGCGGGTCCTTGTCGCTGATCCCGCCGCGTGCGGCGAGGTATTCGAGCATCGTCCATGTGGACGGGTCCCGGCCTGCCGGGCCGCGCCTGTTGCTGGCCGCTCGCACCTTCGGCGGGAAGGTTTCGGCGATCTCCGCATCGGTCATCGGCCGTGCGGTGTAGTAGGTGATTTTCCCCTTCTTCTCCTTCGAGAGCACCATCTTGTTGGCCTTGGCGAGCGCAGGCACGCTCACGGAAGGCCAGCCGGTGGCTTTGAGGATTTCCTCGGTGGTCGTGCCGCGCTCGAGGAGCGCCGCTATGTGTTCCTTCTTGTTCTTGAACGTGCCCTCTGGGCCGCTCTCGCCCTTGCCTCCCGCTGGAGAGCCTCCTGCCGGCTCACCGGAGGGCTCTGGAGCGGTTTTCTCCGCTTCCCCCCCACCGCCACCGCCGCCCGAGCCAAACTGCCCTGCGTTGCCCGGCTGGCCTCTGGGGTGGTCGGCCTCGTTCCACTCGGCATCGGTGGCCGCAAGCTCATCAGCGGCCTCGAGGTCGAAAGGGACCACGCCATCCTTGGCGGCCTCCTGCTTCGGCTTTTGCGGCGGGACTTTACCGTTCGTCTTGCCGCCGCCGCCTTCCTCGCCTTCGCCCAGGATGGCCTTCTCCGCTCCGCCGGCGCCACGGATGGCGAGGCCTTCCTCCTCCTCCTCCTTAAGCTCGGGCACGTCCTCGGGGTCGAGGCCTTGGTACGGATTGGCCGGGTTCTTGGCGATCCGGGTGCGCTCCTCCTTCGGGGAGATCACGCCGCTATCGACGTGGATTTGGCCTGTCTCGGCGTCGATCTTCCTGATCTCCGCCTCGCCCTTTTCGTCGAGCGACCAGAGCGGCTCGTAGGCGAATTTGATTTCCTCGTCGATCTCGCCCCAAAGGTCGAGCATGGCGAACCAGACCACCGTCTTGAGGTTCGGGGTGAAAAAGCGGGCCTGGTAGCTGTGGATCGTGTCGTAGAACGTCCGAATTTCGCCCTCGCTCGAGGCGTTCAATCCGGCCGGCTGGATACCGAGTAGCTTGACGATCGGGATGCGTGAGACCGCCGCCATGTGCTCCTGTGTCTGCGCCTGGAGCGCATCGAGCGTGCCGAGCGGGGCGGAGATGTTCTTAAGCTCCTCGGTTTCCTTGTCGAGGAGCATCAGTCCGGAATTGTCGCGGAGGTTGTTGAACAGCGCGACGCGCTTGAAAAGCTGGTCTCCGTCCTGGGCCAGCGTCGAGAGCAGATCGGTCGAAAGCGCAAAGACCGAAAAGCTGTGCACCAGGTCGGCCACGCTCTGCCGGGTGCGCAGCCAATTGTCGACGTAGGGCTTCGCCATCTGGGAGAGCGAGAGCCCTCCGAAGCTGTACGCCGGCTTGAGCATGTCGGGCACTTCGCGGCCGACAAAGCGGAGGAACCTGGTCGCGTGGATTTCCTTCGCCATCACGAACCAGGTGTCGGGATTGTACCAGGTGCCCTTGAGCGGGTCGTTCGAATTGTAATTGGTCGGGTAGCTCCACACCGGCTCCACCGGACGGATGGCGCGGAGGTCGCCCTTGCCCACCTTCGCCCTGCTCACCTTGTCGCGGCCGTTGCCGATCGGCAGCTTAAGCTCCTCGCGGTCCTCGGTCGCATCGGTGTCGATGTAGAGGTGGCTCCGGCCCATGAAGCCATCGATCTCCGCCAAGCGGCGGAAGTGCTCCTGCGTGCCCAGGTCCTCCATGCGCAGGTTCAGATCGGCGATCTTGTCGGCCTTGTCGTCATCCTCGCTCGTGGACTGGAAGATGATCCACTTGCGGGTCATCTCGGTCGCGATCGTTTCCGAGATCGTGCGGTACTCGGCGCGGAGCGCAAGCTGGCTCAAGTAGCTATAGCCCGGGAAGGCTATTCCCTCGACGAACGCGCTCGAGAGCGCCTCGCCGGAGAGCCCGCTCAATTCCTGGCCGCTCGCCCAATCGAGCGTTGCCGAGTAGGCGTCGTCCATTGCGATCTTGTGCCCGGCGGGCACTGATCCTGGCGGTGGCAGCGCCGGCGCAAAGAGCCGCTTGATCTGCTCCGGTGTAGCCGGCTTCGGCTTTTGCGCCTCGAGCAGCGCCTGCGCAAAGCGCAATGCCCGGCTACGGCCGACGAGGCCATCGCTGATCTTCGGCCGCGCTCTTGGCTGCGCCGGCGGCCGTGCGTGCCCATTGCCGTTCGGCGGCCGGGTGCGCTTGCCTTGCCGTTGCTGCTCCGGTGCGGCGCTCATGGCTCCTCATCGTCGAAATCGGCGGCCTCGCAATGCTCGCAGCCGTCGCAAACCCAGGCGTCGACCAGGATGCCGACGTCGGGCTCGGCTTCCTCGAGGTGCATGTCGGCGCCGCACATCGGGCAGGCTTTTCGCGCCATTTTTATTCAATGCCTATGCAGCGATCGGGCGAGCAGGCGTTGCGGGATGACCAGCGGCGGCCGGGCGTGGCTCTTGTGCATGACTGCCAGCGCCAATGCGCAGACGCAATCGTCGTGAAAGCCGTCGGGCGCCGAGTAGCGGACGCCGCTCGCGGTGTAGGTGTATTCGAATTGCTCAAGCTCGAATACGATTTCGTTGTCCGGGTAGCTGATTTCCGCGCTCTGGATGGCTGCGGCCAGGCCTTCCATCAGCTTTTGCTTGCTCGAGGGCGTGAAGTGGTAGCCCTCGAATTTGCTGCCCGGCGCACGCTGCAGGTCCTCGACGATCGGGTCGCCCACGCCGGTCGAGTCGACCAGGGCCGGCGTGTTGCCGGTTTCACGGATGATGCGGCTCTTGGTTTGTCCCCAATCGATCTGAAAGCGCACGAAACGGCAGACCGCGCCCTGGGCATCGAGCGCGATGCCGACGGTCCAATCCCGCTTCTTGGCGAGATCCCATCCCCATGCTCGTGGCGCTCCGCTCGAGAGCAGCGGGCCGATGCGCCGCCGGATGGCTTCGGTGCCGAATGGGTTGGCGCCGTCGTCGGAGGCTTCGGCGTAGAAAAGCTCGCGGAAGACTGCCGGCGGGTAGGTGCGCTCCGCCTCGTCGATCTCCTCCTGGTCGAGCACGCCGGCGGCCACTGCATCGGCGGCCGTGATGCGGTGGAACGAAAGCTCCGGATTGTCGCCCTGCTCCGCGCGGCGGGCGATCTGGTAGAACCAATTCTTGCGCCCTCGCACGTTGCCGATGAGCCGGATCGGGCCTCGGGTGGCGGTGACCGTGGAGCGAACCGCGTGCCAGGCGTCGGCTTTGAAGCGGGAGGCCTCGTCGATGACGGCGGCGTGGACGTCGTCGCCGTAGAGGCTGTCGGGCCGGTCGGCGCCTTTGAACCAGAGGATTGCGCCGTTGACGAGCACGATGGTTTTCGTGCTGCGGTTCGTTCCGAAGCTGCCTTGCGTGAGGTAGCGCAGCGTTCTGGTGTAGGCGATGTCGGCCTGGCTGCCGACAGGCGCGACCCACCAGTAATTCCTGCCCTCTCCGCCGCCGAGCATGGCCTTCTCGACGAGCCAGGCGATGCAGCCGAGCGTCTTGCCGCCCTTGGTTGTCGCCTCGATGCAGGCGATGCGCTTGGGATCGAAGATCGCGTCCTGCTGGAGCGGGTAGAGCCAGGGGCGCTGGTACTCGATCCGGGTGATCTGCTCGAGGACTTCCGGGCCTGCCTGGTCGGCCTGGTCATCGGTGACCGGGTCGGTCACCTGGTCGATCACGTCGCTCACGTCGCTACGTGTCCTCGATGTGCCGATTTCATGCGGGTTTCCTGTATGACCACAAAGACGACAGCGTCCCACAGCGACCACAGGGAGGCCAATGAATTCGTTTCGCTTTTCAAACGGCCAAAATGGACCGTTTTTGGCCTATATCCGGTCCCAGAGGCGCGAAAATCGGACTGTCCTGTTTGTCCGGTTGACATCTCGGCAAATGCTCAAATATGCGCTATCCGCCTCGGGTTTGTGGCTCATTCGTGTGCCATCTA